ATTGCAGGACAGAATTATTTTGTATTTGTTATTGATGATAATACTATTTCACTCCATACAAACGCAGGTGATGCAAGCACGGGAGTAAATCCAATTACGTTAACAGATAACGGATCTGGCACAAATTCAATTGTTAAACTAATTGATGCAACATCTACAACTGGAACGATTAACCAAATCACTGCTCCCAACCTTAAAATTCCTGCTCCATTAGTTACAACTCCAGCATCTGCTATTGCATCCGTTTCTGGTGGTGTTACCAACGTCAGAATAACAAAAGGTGGATCTAAATATACAGATGCACCGATTGTTAGGTTTGATAGCCCAAGGCAAACATATACCATTACTGCCACATCAAGCAATGGATCGCCAACTCTTACTGCCGTTTCTGATTTGTCTAATGTTGTTATTGGTCAAACAATTACAGGAACGGGAATATCAACTGGAACAATTATTACAGGAATTGGCGTTTCAACACTTACCATAAGCAATCCTGCTACTATTAGTGCAACAAGCTCGTTTGTGCTTTCCCCTACAATTCCCGCAGGATCTCCACAAGCATTTTCTACTGCAACTGGATATGCTGTCATGATTCCAGACGCATCTGGTTCTGCTACTTTTGCCGTTGGATCTATTGTAATAACATCAGCAGGACAGGGGTATATAACGTCTCCCAAAATAACAATTGATCCTCCAACAACAAATATTGCCTTTACAGCAAATAGTACAAATGGAAGCGGAACTTTAACTGCTATTGCAACAGCAACCGTTACAGCCTTGCAGATTGGAGCGGTTGTCTATGGAGACAATATTCCTGACAATACAACAATTGTTTCAAAGCCAAGTGCCACTTCCATTCTTTTAAGCAATGTTGCAACGTCCACAGTAACTGGAGGGAATTATGCGGCAACAAATATCTCAACAGCAAACGGAGCGAACGCAACCGCAATTCTGCAAACATCTTTTGTTTCAAACATTATTATTCCTGCTGGTCAAGGTGGATCGGGGTATGAAAACCCTCCAATTGTAAAAATTGATGGCGGTGGTGGAACAGGAGCCACAGCAACATCACAAATTTCAAATGGATCTGTAACTTCTGTATCTATAGTTACACAAGGAACTGGATATGTTACTGCTCCAGTTGTTTCATTCATTCCATCAACTGGCGTTTTTGTGGAATTTTCCTCTACAGGAACGCTTCCTCAACCGCTTGCAACTGGTACTGCATACAGAATAGAATCACCTCTTGATCCATCATCTGGAACGTACACCATAAGAAATGCAGACTTCAGCGATGTAAATATTACAGGCTCTGCAACAGGTAATTTTTATGTAGCACTTACAAGGCCATTTAGAATTACATTCAATAGCACTTGGACTGGTGACTTCTCTGGAATAGTAAACGTTCCGCCGCAGGGTTTCTATTTTGCTTCTGATTATCTTCTTCCAAGTGGAGTGAACTTCTCCAGCCAATATTTTTTCAGAGTTATTGATAACAAAACCGCAGAAGTCTATTTGTCTTCTTCAGATGCAACAAACTCGCCACAATCAAGAACTGCAAACACAACAAACGGATCAAAAATAGTAACATCCGTTAGCTCTTCTGCTGGTCTTGCAATTGGTCAGAAGGTTACTGGTGCTGGCATTCCTGCGAATACATTTATTGACAATGTTTCTGGATCTACAATTACATTAAACAATCCGGCAACCATTACAGCAACTGGCGCGACAATCGCCATAACAATTGGAATTGTGTCTGCAACAAGCCTTGGAGTCGGACAAGCGTACTTTGGGATTCGTTTGGAATCATATGCAAAAGCATACAACAACCTAGTTGCTCCTAGCTCTATTGAATATCTGGAAAATGGAGAGCTTGTACAATTCTCTTCTACTGGATCTCTTCCATTTCCGCTTGTTGCTGGAACCAATTACAAGATTATTTTGTCTGGGAACAATTTGTCTTTGACTGACACATCCAACAATCCGATTGTCTTCGTCAATGGCGCAATTCCTACTCTTCCTGTAGGTCAGATGAGCATGAACATTGTGCGTACATTTTCTCCAGTAGCTTCTACCAGCATTGTTGCAACTGGATCTTTGTTAGACATTGGAGACCAAGTCACTGTTCGTCCAGTCGAAGGTGATGTATTGCCCACTGGCCTTGTTGCAAGTTCGATGGCATCCCCTCAATACTATTATGCGCGACCAGTTGACGCTAATAGCTTTGAGCTTTATGACACATATGCTAACGCCATCAATACGGGATCTTCTGTTGGACGAATTACATTTTACAACACAGGTGAAAACGTAAATAGCACTTTCTTTGTAGATTCAATTCTTCCTCCGACATTGGTTAAAAACATTCTCCATGTCGAAAAGCCTGAAACTCTTGGATATGTAAGCCTGTATGCATTGGACTACGGAAGGAGCAACGACATGGCGTTGATAGGACAATATCATCCTACGGAAACCAACCCAAAGTACCGCAGGATTCGCATCGGGAAACATTGCTCATGGGCAAGAATTATTTACCGCATGGCTCGCCCTGTCATCTCAAGCCAGTACGACTACATTCCAGTCGAAAACGAGCGTGCAATCATTGCCGCAGTTCATGCTTGTGACCTTGAAGATAAGGACTTCATGGAGCAATCTCAACGCTATTGGGCGGCGGCACTTACTTACCTAAAAAATCAGAATGAAAGCATGGAGGGTCACGCAATGCAACCTCCACAAATTAATAATATTACTTACGGCGATTATACAGATGATGTAATGTTCTAGGGCATGAAAAGCGAAAGCATCACTTCAGGAAGGGCAGTTAAAGCAACCGCAAATTGGATTCACGGCGTTAATTCAGTACGCAACCCTTGGTCACTTCCAGAGGATCAGGCGAAATTTGCTGTAAATGTTAATGTGCGAGGCGGCATTGCCCAGACGCGTAACGGATACAAGATGCAGTTGTCATTGCCCAAGGGGAACTTTCAAGGAGGCATCATTTTTAACGCCAACAAGCAGGCTAGAGCGGCTTCAACAACAACAAACCTATCCGGCGTAACGATCACGCAGAAAAACACGATATACACTCCAGAGGGAACAGAATTTGAAGCCTCGGAAATTCCATATGCGGTTTTCGTTGTTGATGGAAAGGCGTATTATTCTCCATTCCCACTTACGCAACCAAAGTCATGGAGCGACTATCAACTTTCTGGAATTCAACTAGACCCCAATATCACAGAGATCAACCTTGTAATTGCGACCCAATCTGCGGCAGTTAATACAAGCGGAGGCACTACTGTAACGCCATCACACCGAATGGTTGTTTTTCAGGATGGCATCAATACTGCACATTACTGGGATGGCTCAGATAAAACGGGAGCGCATATTCCAGATATGCCAATTGGTTACTGGATGGCATACTCCGGCAATCGACTTTGGGTTTCGTCTGGAAATATTATAAGCGCATCAGATTTGGCGAATCCTCTTTCTTGTACAGATCGCACTGCTGGGGCTGGTCGAGGAGATTTTAGCGTTCCTAGACCAGTTACAGCGATGCATGACCACATCGGTCAAAACAATGACACCAGATTGTATGTTTTTACTGATCAGGCTACTTATTCGCTTGCCAGCGGAATTCTTGACAGATCGCAATGGTCAACTACACCCAACTTCCAACAGACACTATTCCCCAACATTGGGTGCGTATCTGGAAAAAGCATCGCATTCCAGAATGGATTAATGTGGTGGTATTCCCAAGGTGGACTTGTAAGCGTTGACGTTGCCGCATCAAGTTATTTGTCCAGTCAGGTGCTATTCAAGGACGTTGAAATGGCAAAAGCAAAACGTCTAATGGCTCCAGATTATACTAGAATTTGCGCCACCTCATACGAAAACTACCTGTTGTACAGCATTCCGTACCTAGAACCACTTAACAGCGTAACAATGGTTCTGGATTACGCCGCCGCCTCCGAATGGAACCAAGCACGCACTCCGGCATGGGCGGGTGTATGGAATGGAATAAGACCTGTAAACTGGT